AAAAAAAAAAACTAAAAAACAAAAAATAAATGTCAATCCTCCAGGTAAAAAAGGAACTAGAAAAAAAGTTGATGTAAATTTTGAAATAAGTGAAAAAAGCGACGAAATATTTTAGTAAAAGTATTTTAATTATTTATGAAATAAAAAATGTTATTATAAATTATATTTTTTATTTATTCTACTTTATGCAAATGGATTATAATCATTTTCTTCTCCCATTTGTTCAATAATAAGATTAGATATGTTTGTTGGTATTTCTAAGTTTTGTTTACTACAAATATCAGAAGGATTTTCAATTCCTTTAAATAATCCATCATTAATTAATTCCTGTTTATCTTGATATTCATACTTATATTTTTCATCAAGAGTAATCATTTCATTAATATCTAATACTACTTGAAATGATGCAGTGCCAAATAATCCTTCTTGACCACACATTACATTTGCTGAAATGCCTCTTAGTGTATCCAATTCGGCATGTCTTGCTGCTTTTAAAAACATTTCTGGAGTTTCTTCAAATGATGCTTTAGCAATTGGTCCAATATCGTCATTATTAATTCCATGTCTAAATATTGATATTAATTTAATGGTAAACGTCATTCTATCGCAAAGTAATGCCATATGATGAGAATTTACATAAGAACCATCAAATTCTAACACTTCAGCCAATTCATTATAAATACATTGTCTTGCTGCTTCCATTCCTAATACATTAAATATTTCTATAATATCATTACTAATAGTTCTTCGCGAATCAATATAATCTAATCCTAAAACTTCTAAAAGATTTGTTCCAATAGTATCTAGAACCCATATATCTTGTTTTTGAAACGCTCCTCCTTTTTCAACAAGATTATCTTTAATTTTTCTAAGAATTACTTTATTAACATTTTTTACGCCTCTTAGTACAATTCCATTAAGAAGTTGTTCTTGAAAATTTTTTAGTATATAAATTTGATCGGATTGGTCTAGTGGATTAATTTTAATTTTCTTTCCATTTTTCCCGGAAGAATTTTTCAATATATTATTCATACGAATTCTAAAAATTAACTTGTCTGAATTATAATCAGAATATACACAAGAAATTTCATCTTTATGTGTATTGTTTAAAGTAAAATTTACGTCATCCATTGTAATATTTTTTTCTAACATTATTTCAGGATCCATTTCCATTCTAATAATCCATTTTGATTTTTCATTTTTGTCTTCACTTAGATCTTGCCCAAGACATTCATCAATCATACTTTCAAAATTGCGATATTGTGACATAGTAGATTTATCTTCAGAAATTAATGTATTAAAATCATCAGGATCAAAACAAATAGATACATTAGTGACTATTTCGGATAATTTAGTATGTTCAAGCATATATTGAATAGTATTTGCTTTATCTTTATCATTTTGTTCATCTTCTTTTAAATAAACTGTTAATGAAGGATTTTTAATATTCGATGAAAGAGTCAATATTTCTTCAATTCTTGGAACACCACGCGTAACATTTGATTTAGATGCTACACCTGCAAAGTGAAATGTGTTTAGCGTATTATGTACAATTATACCACTATCTAACATAAATGTTTGATTTGCTGGAACTGTAAAGTCATATACATATTCATTATTATCTCCTGTAATTATTTCAATATTAATAATTTCATCCCAAATAACATCTGAATTTGCTGCTTGGCATAATATATCCAGTTCTTCTTTGATTAAATGATTATTAATATCTGAACTAAATATTTCAATATATTTTTGTAATGTTCTGCGTCCAATTGAATCTTTTTTAGCCCAACGTCCATAAGTTCTGCTTTGTCCTGGCAATGCCAATACTTTACCACATTTTGCAATAATATTTCCAAGACCATTTATTTTATCAATTTCATCTGATAAATTATGCGCATCTGTTCTAACAATGTATTGAACTAAATTCATTAATTTGTTACTATGAACTAAACTTCCAATATGTTCTTGATATAATTGAGCATATTTAGCACTGATAGAAACATTATACAATGGAGAACCTTTTACTTTGTTTTCTTTAATAGATGCGAATATTCCAAAATAGTTTAGAATTAACGTAATATCAGTAGATAATTGTTTACTTCTACTACAAGACCTTATTTGATGATGTGTTTCATCGCATTGGAAGTTTCCATCACCATCAATATATCCTTGAATTAATCCAGCTTTAAATTCATTAGGAGCAGTAAACGCAAAATCAGGAATGCGTTTAACAAATGATCCATTTCCACATGTATCAACAATAAATTTTGCTAATATTTTATGACTAAAACTAGTTCTTATTACTGGACCATATTCTCCAACACATTTATAAATATTAGATTTTTTACCAAATTCTAAAGCAATTTGAGTTGTGTTATTTATATAAAAGTCAGATATATTTGTAATATTAATAGTAGAATTACTTATATTTCCTTCTGCCAAATAAGCGCCAATAAACCATCCAAATAAATGATCCAACTTTCTTTCTTCATTTCCAATTAATATGGCGTTATTTACAAATGTATTAGGTATATATTTAGATACTGGAATTCTCATTTTTTCTTTTAATTCTGAACCTTTAATTGGAATTACTTCTTGTGTAGTTTCATCACGTATTAAATGAGAATGACTTAATGTAGTTGTAGTTGTTCTGCCACTTTTTGTTGTAACTTTTACTAAATCGCCATTAGTAGGATGACGACTAATATGTGATATTTTATTCCAATGAGTTTTTTCATTTTTATCAACTCCCATAATATAATATTCATCTTCAAGACCATCAAGTAATGTTTCAACACTATTTTCGTGACCAGTATTAAATGTAAATTGTGGATTTTCTTGAATTAATTCATCACATAATTCTCCAATTTGGTGTAATTCAATAGACACGTTTTTTGTTAATTTATTAATTTTTACACACCTAATATGCTCACAATAAGAAACCGACATCTGAGTTGTCGGCTCGCCGATACTTTGCGCCGCAATCATTCCAACCATTTCTCCTGGGTTTACAATTGCTCTTTTATATGTAAGAATAATTGTTTGAAGTAATATGTCTAATGCCTGTTTATTAAATCTTTTATTAATCAATAAATCTTTAGGAGACAAATAATAGAAGTACAATACTTTAAACATTTCTGTTGGTGGGGCAAATGTAATATTAGTTAATTGGGCATATGCTTGTTCAATAGCTTCAAATGCTTCTAGCATTGTAATATCAACCAATGAGTTTTTATTAATAGATTGTTGTCCAATAATATTTTGAATAATGTAAGCAAATGCTACTGGAACTCGTACAACTTTATCAGATTTATTATTAAATACATTTTTGACAATTTTATTACGATTATCAATCATAAAATTAATATATTCTTGGCATTTAGTATTTAATTCTGCATTTTGTTTTTTGTGACGAGCATATGCGGATTTAACAAACATCCCAGATATTGCTTTTGATTTTGTTTTATCGTCAATTATAACATAGTGTGTATAAATATCTTGAATGCTCATTTCAACAATTGGCATATTTTGATTTTCAACTTTTACTGCATCAATACAATCATCTCCATATGAGAATTGAACAAGTTTACCTTTATTTGTTCTAATAGTCATATCATAATTAACCATAAGATCTTCAAGTCCTTTAATTAATCTTCTTTGAATGTAACCAGTTGTGGATGTTTTAACAGCAGTATCAATTAACCCAATACGTCCGCCCATAGCATGAAAGAATAATTCTTGAGGAGATAATCCGTCAATATACGAACTTTCAACAAATCCACGTGCAATAGCAGTGTCGTCATACTTAGTATAATGAGGAAGCGTTCTATGCTCAAATCCATATGGAATACGCTTACCATCAACATTTTGTTGTCCTAAACAAGCAGTCATTTGTTGAATATTAATTTCTGAACCTTTAGACCCAGCATTAAACATAACAACAAAACGATTCTCTTTACTTAAACTTTTTAAGGCTTCTCTTCCGGCTTCATTTTGCGCTTTACTAAGAATATTAAAAATTTGTGTTTCAAACTCTTCTTCATTTGTCTTTCCAGAATTATTTTCAAAAACTCCAATTTTAACTTGGTCAATTAAATCTTTAACAGATGTTTTTTTCTCGGTAATAATTGATAAAATTTTCTCATTAGTAATGTTATTAGTAATAAGATCACTAATTCCCACACTAAACGCAGTTTGCATCATATATTCAGTTACAATATTTTGTAAATTGTCAATAAAATCAGCAGACGCCATATTTCCAAAATCGTTACAAATTCTTTGAATAATGCCCCCTGTTCCTGAACCTAAAATACCTTTATCCATTTGTCCACGAATATATTTTCCATTAATAATTTCAAGAATATTATTTGAAGTATCATATTTTTCTTTATCGCGATCATATTGTTTATTTTGACCTTTTAATGATAAAGGTGGTAGAATTTGTGACAATATTTCAAAGTTTGATACTCGTTCATTTTTCTTCTTTTTCAGTGTATCAGGGTTAATACGTTTAAACATCATTAATAAATTCATTGCATCTTTTTGAGTAAAATCAATTGACTCCCTTGTAAACCTATAAGAACCAAGCATAGAATCTTGATAAATACCAATAATTGGTGCATTGTTTGCTGGACTAATAATTTGATAAGGAACTGCTGCTAAATTTTTTAATTCTGACTCGGACTCCGGGTCCTGAGGCATGTGTAAATTCATTTCCATGAATTTCCCTAAAGTTTCCAATAGGGCCAGACTATACCTTAAGCATTATCAGGTTGATTAAACCATCATATAATACCCACAACCGTCTAGTCGTTGAACCTTCTCCATTCTCTATCATACGAGATTAGGAGCTTGGCTGCGGATTGCCCAATCCTTCACATTTTTACCATTGGGTTCGGCAATTAACCGAGGTCCTCACAATTGTTTCCAAAAGTGAGTGGTAGTGAAGGCTCTAAGGAGGTTCCCCGCAATTTGGTTATGTTGCTAAATGATTCTTTAATTGTTGTATAAATTCAATTGCACTATTTTTGCTTTCATCTAATGAAATATGTATACCACCAAAATCTGCTTTACATTTATCTATATAAACATACCAACCATATTGTTCATTATATTTGTTTAAAGGTTTAATATATTTATCAATATCATCATCTATTTGTTTGATATCTTTAAATTTATTAAATTTTTTATCTTTATAATAGTTTAATACGCCATTAGAGACACGTTTTTTACTTTCATTGCTATGAGTAAACACCTTTCCGCCATTCTTTAGATTATACCCATTAGGATATAAACTATTAAATTCTTTAATATAATGTGTTTCTCTTTCATCAGCATCATCAATTTCACAACATTCAATTAATTCAACTACAAAATCTTCAACACCATATTTTCTAATGGCGTTATTTAAATAATGTGACTGATTTTTCTTTGTTGAGAAAGCTTCTGAAATATGACAACGAAATCTTCCTTCATGTCCATATGGTCTATATTTTTTATGATTCAATATATGAGAAACTGCTTGTCCTACATATATTTTATTATTTGATAAATTAACTATTTTATAGATTTCACAATAACGATTGGTTGGTTCGTCTAATATAACGTTTGACAGATTTTTATATTTTGATGGTTCCATTACATTAATATATATCTTCTATTTAAGTGCTTTTAACTTATAATCATTTAACTAGGGAGTATCACGCTTTTCACGCTCCCTGTTGGGGACAAAATGTTTTTACATATGTCTATCCCCATCAAAATCAGCATTGTACGGCTTTGTGTCTGCTACATTCATTCTAAATGTATCACCCCGCTTCATAATTTTAGCAATGTGACACATCATACTCATTCTGTGTAAAGTTGGTTGACGATTAAATAGAATAGCATCTCCATCCATCATATGACGATGTACAATATCTCCGTCTTCAAGAACAATGCTTTTTCTATCTAAATACCTTAAAGTTATACTTTGACCATTTAATCTCTCGAGAATTTTGGCACCAGGCCAAACATCAGGACCATTTTGTACTAATTTTGTTAAGAATGCTTTATTAATTCGATTTACAACTATAGGTTTTGTAATATTTTTAGCAATTTTCATAGGAATACCAAGTTCTTTAATAGAAATATTAGGGTCGGCAGTAATAACTGAACGAGCACTAAAATCTACACGTTTTGCCATTAAATTTCCTCTCATACGACCTCCTTTTCCATTTAATCGATCTTTAATTGATTTAAATGGTCTTCCTGACCTTTGAGCTGCTGGACTTGCTCCTGGTATCTTATTATCAACCATTGAGGCTATATGATATTGTAAAACAACAGACCAATCATTTATAATATTTTCCGGAGCATTATTTTGCATTTTTTCAAGTAATGTTTTATTACTCTTAACAATATTAACTAAAATATGGGTTAAATCATCTTCTGAACGTTGTTGAGCATCATGCTTAACAGATGGTCTAACTGCTGGAGGTGGAACTGCTAATACTTGACATATCATCCAATCAGGTCGTGACCAAATAGGACTAAACCCCATAAATGTAACATCTTCGTCGGAAATTCGTTTTAAAATTTTTAATACGAGTTCTGGAGTTAACGGAATAATAATATTTTCCTCACCTTCTTCACTTGTGTTTGCCCATTCGGCAAATAGTGATGACATACCTTCTTTTTTAATTTTTTTAGGTTGTAAACAACCACATCCATCTTCTGAATTTTCACCACAACGCTTAATTCCTTTACACAATTCAAACACATATTTCCATCTGTGTTGGGTTTGCATTTTTAATGATTGCTTGTATTTGTCTTTTGAAACTAATAGTTTGCTACATTTAAAACACACGCACCGCAAAACTTTTTGAATTGTACTAAGATACTGAATATAAAATACAGGGCGAGCTAACTCAATATGTCCAAAATAACCTGGTGTTTGCATATAGTCTAAACCATCTGTAGGACAAATAAGACCTGGTTCTAAAACACCCATTCTTGGATCAAATAACCCGTTAATAACAGGTTTATTATTAATGTAAGCCTCCTTGCTAGTAATCTCAGCAACAGAACCCTTGCGAATTTCTTCTGGTGATAATATACTAAACTGGATTCCAATAATTTTTGAACTATTAACATTTGTCATGTTTTCTGAATTCTTTAACATTCTTTCTTATAT